TCGTTGGGTTGGTAATGCAGGAGAAGGTGGCCCAAGTAATGCTGCAACTTCTAACAACTTATCTAATGCTGCGTCTTGGCAACGGGTTGCCCCTGAAAGAAAGCAAGTAAAAATTGCTAGATTAATAACAAGGGAAGATTAATTAATATGAGGGGTAATTAATTACCCCTCATTACTACAGGTGTATTATGGATCAAAAGAAAATAGATATATTAGTAAAAGCGTTAAATGCTTTGGATAGGGGAGACGACTCTATTTGGACTAATGAAGGTTTGCCTAAAGTTGATAAAGTTGGCATAGAAGGGTTAACTAGAAAGGACATTACTGATGTAGCACCTAATTTCACTAGAGGTAGTGAGGGTGGAGAAGAAATTGACAAGCCAATACAAGAACAACCTACTGAACTGGATCGTCTTGTCGAAGAAAGAATAAAATTAGAGCAATTCATCTCAAGGTTATTGAAAGAAATATCTGATGCAGAAAAGGTTATTAAGTCTAAGAATCAAGAATTAAATGTTCTTGTGAATAAGATAGAAAAAATAACTCCAAAGACTAGCCACCAAGATAATATAATGCTCCACATAGAATCCCAAAAGAGGATGAGGGAGAAAAAGGCAGCTTTAAAAAAGAAAATATTTGAGGCATCTAATTTTTATGAAGATGAGTAAAAAGAGGGTTTTTGGCAAGCTTCATACTAAAAAGATGCAAGCTTTTCTCTACCACAATAGAAAGAGAAGAACAGAGAAAATCAATTAGTGGTAAGTTTTTATGTGGGTGGTAAATGGCTTTTATAGTAGAAGATGGAACAGGGTTACAAGATGCTAATGCCTATATTAGTTTAAATGAGTTCAACTCTTATTGGGATGATAGGGGTTTTGACCATTCTGGATCCACTGACCTGCAAAAACAAGTTGCTATTATTAAATCTACAGACTATATTGAACTCAGGTACAGATCAAGGTTCAAAGGGTGTGTAGAATTTGAAGATCAATTTTTATCATTCCCAAGAGAAGGCTTATATAATTCTAATGGCACTAAGATTACTGGTATTCCTGCACTACTTAAACACAGCATTGCTGAGTACAGCAAACGTGCTTTATCCAATGACCTTATTACTGACCCAGTTACTGATTCTAGTGGTCTGAGAGTAAAGAAAAAAAGGGAGGCAGTTGGTCCAATTGAGACAGAAATAGAGTTTTCAGACTCTTATGGAGTTCAATCATTTCAATCTTACCCAGCCGCAGACAGTTTAATATATGGGTATCTTAATTCTTCCCAAGGTAGAGTCACGAGGTCTTGATTTGTTTGACTATACACCTATATCAAATACTGCACTTAGTTTAATAAATAAATTTGGGAGGTCAATAACATTAGTTGACTTCAATAGTTCCACCAATGACCAAACTAAGCCATGGAGGGGTTCAAGTGAGACTAGGTCAAGCCCAGATAGGGTCATAGAATTAGATGCCGTGTTTGTAGAACCATCCCAAGCCAGTAGACTTGGTTTATCCACAAATGTTGATGACTTGTTAAAAAGATCAATACAGATAGCTATGGTAGCAACTAATCAGGATTTATTAGGTTACCAAGAATTATTGGAATCAGATGGCACAAGATGGAAAATAATTAAATTAGAGACACTTAGACCAGCTGATCTTACTATATTATATTATATTTGGGTAAGTAAATGAGCCTTACATATGCAGGAGCTAGAGATGAGATGCTCACCATAGTAAACCAAGCATGGGCACCTACTGGGTTAACCATGGTTTGGGATGATTTGGAATCTAACATACCTGTTAATGAGGATAGTTGGGCTAGAACCACATTATCACACACCCAAGGCTTTCAAGCAACTTTATCTAATGACTTAGGGTCTAGGAAATTTAGAAGGCTAGGATTACTTATTGTGCAAATATTTACCCCATCATCAAATGGCTTGTCTTTATCTGATAATTACAGTAAGCTAATAATAGATGCTTTTGAAGGAAAAAGAACATTAAATGGCATTTGGTTTAAAGATGTTAGGCTGAATGAAGTTGGTGCTGATGGTAATTATTTCCAAAGTAATGTTTTAGTAAATTTTGAGTATGATGAGATTAAATAAATAGGTTTTTATGGCTACTGTTAATAAAATTGATAGTAATGTTACTGCATTAAGATATGCAGAAGAGGATACATTCAAGACTTTGGGCACCAGCCCAATATGGAAGGCATTGGAACCAAACTCCTACCAAGATTTTGGTGGGAACATAACAACCGTTGCCAGAACTCCTATATCTGCTGACAGACAAAGGAAAAAAGGTGTTACTTCTGACCTAGAATCCGCAGGTGGGTTTAACAATGACTTAACTCAAACAAACCTACAAGATTTGTTACAAGGTTTCTTTTTCTCTAATTTTAGACGTAAGGGTGAACAATTAGCCACAGCAGTAAATATTGATGGTGCTAACCCTGATAAATATGAAATGGATGATACTAGTAACTTCAAAGTTGATGACTTGGTACTTGGTTCTGGTTTTAGTAACAGTCAAAATAACACACTAGGTTTAATTACAGGAATTACAGTTGATACTAATATAGAAGTTTCTAGTACACTAATAGATGAAGTAACCCCACCCACTGATGCCCAATTAACAGTTGTTGGTCATAATTTTCAAACTGGGGAGGTAGATATTGATGCTTCTACTGTACTGCCAAGATTAGTTAGAGTTAGTGGGGTCAAGGACTTCACAACATTTGGGCTTAGTGTTGGTGAGTTTATATTCATTGGGGGTGATGAGAATAACAAGTCGTTTACTACTGCAAATAATAATGGCTTTAAAAGAATAAGAAAAATATCTACAGATTATATTGAATTTGATAAATCTGACACAGCCATGGTAACTGAGGTAGGGACTACTGTAGATGTGAGAATTTTCTTTGGTAGGGTTTTAAAAAATGAAGTGGGATCAAATATTGTAAGGAGGACTTATCAATTAGAAAGAGATTTAGGTGCACCTGATGATTCTTCTACTGATACACAAGCAGAGTATATTGTTGGGGCAGTTCCTAATGAACTTTCTTTGAACATTAGTACAGCTGATAAGATTACAGTTGACATGTCATTTGTAGGGGCAGACCATGAGATGGTTTCAGCTGGAAATAAAAAAACAGGTACTAGACCTAATGTATTGGAATCTAATGCATTCAACACTAGTTCAGATTTCTCAAGGATTAAAATGGCAGAAGTGGATGAGTCAAATGAAGCACCTACCCCACTATTTGCCTTTGTGACAGAAATGACACTTAACTTAAATAACAATGTTTCCCCCAACAAGGCTATAGGTACACTAGGGTCATTTGATTCTACTGCTGGCTTATTTCAAGTATCAGGTGATCTTACTGCTTATTTTTCTAATGTTTCGGCAATATCAGCTGTGAGAAATAACTCAAATATAACTTTAGATTTGGCTTTGGTTAAAGATAATAGTGGGATTGTGGTTGACATACCATTAATAACTTTATCAGACTCTAGGGCTAATGTGGAGCAGGACTCCCCAATAACACTACCGATAACAAAGGATGCAGTTTCTGGGTCAACAATTGACCCAGAGTTGAATCATACATTGTTAATGGTTTTCTTTGACTATCTGCCAGATATTGCAGATGTTTAATAAATTTAAAAAAATGGTAAAGATATGGGATTATATAATAAATTTAAAAATGACAAAGGTTTAGAAACTAAGGGGGTTATAATAGATTATGGGGATTTTAGGGTCACAGTAGCTAGGGCTGGTGGCTCTAATAAAAAATTTGCCCGGATCCTTGAGACAAGAACAAAGCCTTATAAAACGGCTATCCGAACTGATACCCTAGATAAAGAAGTTTCCAAAAACATTATGCTGGAAACATATTCTGAGGCAATCATTCTTAATTGGGAAACTAAAATAGATGGCAAATTTAAACAAGGTATTGAAAACGAAAAGCAAGAATTAATCCCTTTTAATCAAGAAAATTGCTTACTGACTCTACAGGAGTTACCTGATTTATTTATTGATATACAAGATCAAGCAATGAATGCTAGTTTATATAGGCAGGATATTTTGGAGGCAGACTCAAAAAACTAAAGGAAGTCTTGCTCTACCAATTGGAGCAAGGCGACATTGAGACGATAATTCTAAAAAGATGCCAAAGAGAAGGATTACAGCTACCTGAAAGAATTAAAAATGCACCTGATCTTTATATAGGGTTAGAACTTTACTACCTAAGCTTTTTTGATTTATCCAGTTGTAGAACTGGAATGGGCGATGGCCCAATTTCATGGATAGCTATTGAACAATATGCAAGATTAAATGAGTTTAGTGAAGAACAAAGGGAGGATTTACACCACCACATAAGATCAATGGATCAAGTTTACCTTAAATGGAGTAGTAAGAAAAATGACAAATCCTGATGAATTTGCTAAAAGGATGAAGAGGCTAGGTAAAACCATAAATGTTAAAGCTGACAAAAGTGTAGTTATCCTAGCTTCCCAAATTCAATCAACTGTCATATTAGCTACTCCAGTAGATACCGGGAGAGCCAGAAATAATTGGTTTGCAACTATAGGTACACCCTCCAATGAGACAATAGAGAATGAGGGAACTTATGACCCATCAAAAAGGATAAGGTCAAACAATAGTGTGATTGCAACCCATAGTGGGGGAAAGAAGATATATATATCCAATAATCTACCATACATAAAAAAATTAAATGGGGGTTCTTCTAAACAAGCACCACCTGCTTTTGTTGAGAAGGCAGTTAAAGCAGCCAAAGGTTTTATATCCAGTATTAAGGTAGTGGATGACAACTGAATCAATTACTATTGCAGTAGACCAAAAAGGTGCTAGGGTAGTTAAAAGAGACATAGAAAATATTGGCAAGGGTGGTAAAAACGCTCAGTCCGATGTTGGGAGGCTCAATAATGTTTTAAGATCATTAGGGGTCACCCTATCTTTGGGCTTAATTACATCATATGCTGACGAGTATACTAATTTACAGAATAGGTTAAAATTAGTCACCAGAGACACCCACGAGCTAAATAGTGTCACTCGTGAGTTATTTAGAGTGGCTAATAGTACAAGGTCAAGTTTTAGTACAACAACAGAAGTTTATGCACGTACTGCATTAGCAACAAGAGGGCTGGGTTTATCCCAAAGAGAGACTTTACAATTCACTAAAAGTTTAAATCAGGCAGTTATTTTGTCAGGTGCTAGCTTTCAAGAAGCCCATGCAGGTATGATCCAGCTATCCCAAGGTCTGGCATCAGGAACACTGAGAGGTGATGAGTTGCGTTCAGTTATGGAGCAGCTGCCCTTAGTTGCAGATGTAATTGCAGACGGGATGGAGGCAACAAGGGATGAGTTGAGACAGTTAGGCACAGATGGTGTGATCTCAGCAGAAAAGGTCATTGATGCATTCAAAAAAGCTTCTGATGAATTACAAAATAATTTCAATAATACTGTACCTACAGTTGGACAATCATTTGTTGTTCTAAAAAATAGGGCTCTAGAATTTTTGGGTGAGTTGGATAAAACATCAGGGGCAGCTAAAGCCGTATCAGAAAATATTATTAAATTATCAGAAAATTTAGTACCAATAGCTCAAATATTAACTACCTTGACAGGGCTATGGGCTTTATATCGGGTTCAATTACTTTTAGCCACAGGTGCCCAAGTATTAGCTTCTGTCACAGGTTCAGTAGTAGCGTTTGTCAGTCTAGCAGGGACTGTTAGAAGTGCAGCTGGTGCAGTTACACTTCTAAACACAGCATTTTTATTTGGACCAGGGTCATTATTTTTTGTATTGGCTGCCATAGGTGCAGCTATTTTTGTATTTAGAGATGATATTAAATTGGGTCTTACTGGTATAGTTGCAGAAGCCATAATCTTTATTGATGATTTGGTATTTGGGTTGCAGCAATTAAAAAATATATTAGATGATGGGGTGGTGGATCCAATACAATCATTCACAAGAAATATTGCAGCCTCATTAGGGTTTATAAGTAAAGAAACTGCCGAAAGTCTGAATAGCAAGGATGCTTTAGATGGGGATGCACGTGGCCCAATAGAGACACTGTCAGGATTCACAAGGGAGGAATTGAGGCAGGCAGTTGATGATGTTGGTGATGACATACTAAAAAACAGAAAGGATTTTTCTGACTACTTTGATTTTCAACTACCTAGTTTAAATGACAGTTTGCCAACTTTTGACTCTGTGGATTTCTTAGCAGGGTATGATTCAGAAGCAACTAAGGTGGCAAAAGCTATTGAGCTAAGTAAAGAGATGAAGGCTATACTGCAAAGGCAAAAAGATTTACTGGAGGATATAATTGGACCACAGGAAAAATACACAACCTCAATATCAGATTTAAATGTATTATATGAGCAGGGCTTAATATCTCTTCAACAGTATCACCAACAATTGGGGGTTATAGAAACTGAATTTTTAAAAGATATTGTGCCAACAGATTTTGCTGAGGGGTTTATTAACCAACTGAAAATAATGCAAAATGAGACGTCTAATACTGTGGGTCAAATGGGTGCAGAATTTGCACAGATATTTGGACCAAGTGGGTCTTTAAACAAAGGTATTGGTGATGCTACAGCTAGGGCAATAGTATTTGGTGACAGTTTTGCTCAAAGTATAAGGCAAGTTGCACAGGCAGTACTCACCCAACTCATATCATCCTTTGTGCAAATGGGGGTTACAATGCTTTTGAACTCCTTGTTGGGTAAAACCATATTAGCAAGCACCACAGCTGCCAGTGTTGCAGCAGGGGCAACTGTTGCATCTGCTTGGGCACCTGCAGCAGCAGCCGTCAGCTTAGCATCTTTTGGGACAAATGCTATTGGTGCAGCAGCAGGTGTTACATCTACATTTGCATTGACCCAAGGATTGGCATCAGTATCTGGCTCAATTCCGGGATTTAAGGATGGAGGTTATACTGGCAATGGTGGGGTTAGTGATGTAGCTGGAGTTGTTCATGGTAAAGAATTTGTCATGACTGCAGAGGCTACCAAGAATAATAGACCTATGCTAGAAGCAATGAATAAAGGTAAAAAACCTTCTAACTCATCTTCTAATGTTAATATAAAAATAGTTAATGAGATACCAGATGCACAATTTGAGACTAGACAAATTAATGAGAATGATGTAGAAATAATTGCTAGAAGGGTTGTCAGGGAAGATGCACCTTCAGTAATAGCAACAGATATTAATAACCCAAACAGTAGGACATCAAAGGCACTGTCTAAGAACACATCTACTCAAAGAAGGAGGAAGTAATGAGGAAATTTCTAATACCCCCTGAACAGTCTTCTTATGTAGTTGAAGGAGGTGAGTCTGTGGTATCAACTAAACTAAATGGGGGTGCTTCAAGATACAGGAAAGATATTTTAAATCCTTCATCCTTGGTTAGTGTTAAGTGGGTTTTTAGCCCATTACAGTATGAATACTTTAGGGCTTTTTACAAAGCATCTACATCTGTCGGGTCTGAGTCTTTTTTAATAGATTTAATAATTGATGAGGCTCTTCAATTAACAGAACATGTGGTGTATTTTATACCACAAACAATTAGTTTAACCTCTGTGCAGGGCAATTCTTATAGAGTTAAAGCAAGTTTGGAGGCTATTCCCAAATTATACCAAGATAATTATTTTGAAGCTAAAGTCTTTCTTTATGAGAATTTTGGTGAAAACCAAGAACAGGTTGAAAGTTTTTTTAATCTGTTTGAGAACTTTATAAATGTTGATTTACCCAGTTTAGAGGTTTTTAGTAATGAGTGAGTACACTGAATTCTTTTTGAATTCTAAAAGTTCTGTTGTCCAATTGGATTTATTAGAAATAACCCATTCCTCATTCTCACAAGATTATAATATTGTGAGGAACTCAACTAGTCCAATAGAGGTGGTGCTGGAGGATAGCCAAACAAAAACATTTATTTACTATCCTTTAAAAATCACACCACTAGGAGATAAAAATGATTTAGATCAAAGCATAAGAGTTGATTTAGGGGATTTAGGGGAAATAATACCAGAAGAGGTTGACAGGGTATTAAATGATAATAATTTTACAGAAAAACCTATTGTGAAATACAGGACTTATAGGTCAGATGATCTATCCCAACCCTTACTTGGTCCATGGGTACTTCAAATAGATCATTTTACATTTAATAGAGAGGGGTGTTCATTTGAAGCAAAAGCACCATCTTTAAATATAAACAGGACTGGTGAGTTATATCGAATTGACAGATTTCCAATGTTGCGTGGGTTTATATAATGTTTTTAGTTGACTCTTATTTAGGATTGTCACATGACATGGGAAAGTACAACTGTTGGGATTTCATAAGAGATGTCTGGCTTGAAGTAAAAGACCAAGATATAGGGAAGAGGACACCAAAGACTGTTACACTTAAAAATTTAAAAAGTAAATTTATTGAGGAAGAATCACAATTTAAAAAGATAGATAGCCCAATATCTCCTTGCATTGTTCTGTTCAGGAGGAAAAAATCATTGCCCCATGTTGGGGTTTATTTAGAGGGTTTTGTTTTACACTTACCTGAAAAACAAACATCAAGAATGGATAAATTAGAAATAGTGGGTAAGGGATTCACTGAAATAGGGTTTTATACATGCAAATAGTACATATAACAACTGACCCTCTGTCTTTAGATAAGTGGTACACTGCAGAAACAGAGGATATACGTCAATACCTAATGAATTATTTTGAAGGGTATTTTCCAGAAACTGCTAAAATTTACCATGAGGAAATTTCTGAAAGTGCTGAGGTGACTCCTAAATGTGAAGAGGACGTGGATAGGTTAGCTACATTAAATGGTAATTTATTTGTAATTGTTTACCCAGCTGGACCAATAGCAATCACATTAGGTGTTGTCATAGCTGTCATAGCCGTGGCAGCTGTGGCTTTTTTAATCCAACCAACTATACCTAATTCACAATCACAAAATAATAATTCTAGTCCATCTCCCAATAATAAACTAAGTGACAGAGATAACCAACCAAGAATAAATCAAAGAATCCCAGATATTTACGGTGGGGTGCGTTCTACCCCAGATTTGATCTCTCTCCCCTACAGAGTTTATGAGAATAACAGGGAAGTTGAGATAGCATATATGTGTATAGGAAGAGGGGACTATGAGGTATCTAAGATAAGGGATGGTGAGAGTTTAATTAATAACATAGGTGGTGCGTCTGTATCTGTCTACCCACCTAATACTTCCCCTAATAATGGCACCCCTTCAATACAAATTGGTGATGCAATAGATGATAGTGTAATAGCTGTAATAAGAGTAAATGAAGTTAATGGTCAAACACTGATTGCCCCTAATAAAAGTACAGTTAATGCTGGTGCCGTTAGGGGGGTGGGTGACCAACAGGGTTCTCAATTTGGCAATCCACAAAGTGGTAATAAGTGGCGTTTTAGAAATAATGTGTCTTTTGATTGGTCTGAGTATTTTTCTATTGGTGACCTTATCAGTATTTCAGGTTCTAGTTATGTAGTTGGGGGTGTTAATGGAGGCAATGCTTTTGATTTAGACGGTGACTACAGTGTACTAGAGGTATATAATGAGGATTTAGTGGTAGAGGACGCTAACATAGTAAACCCTAATTGGGATTTTGTAAATCAAGCCCCAATTGATGAAACTGGGTACTCCCCACTAGTGGCAAGATTAGAGGAACAAGTTATACTTGGGCCATTTTTCTTAGACTTTGTTGATAGTGAGGAGGTCTTTATTAACTTAGTTGCTGTTAATGGTCTTTATAAGGATAATGGGACTAATCAGTTTTCTGTAGATGTTACAATTAGGATAGAAGTTACCCCAGCTGATCAAAATGGTAATAATAATGGTACCCCTGAAACATTTAACCATACATTAACTGGGAGTTCTTCTACAACTGATCAAAGGGCATTGACAATTAAGGTAGTGCCCTCTTTTATGGGTAGGTCTAATGTAAGAGTATGGAGAGTTAGTGATACTGATAGAGATTTTACAGGATCAGTAGTGGATGAAGTTAAAATTCGTGATCTGTATTCTGTCAAGAATATAACCCAAGATAATTTTGGTGATATAACAACTATCCATTCAAGAACTATTGCAACTAGTGAGGCTTTGGCAATTAAGTCACGTAAATTGAATTGTGAGGTAATAAGAAAGGTACCAATAAGGACGACTGGGGTTGAATTTTCTAATAACCTTGTAGCAACTAAAAGAGTGTCAGATATAATCAGTGCAGTTTGTTTAGATAAGTACATTGGTAATAGAAATATTAATGAATTGGATTTGGAGGGTATTTACAATACTGTGGACACCATAGAGACTTATTTTAATTCTAGTGAACCAGTAGAATTTTGCCATACTTTTGATAGTGATAATTTATCATTTGAGGAAACAATATCATTAATAGCAGAAAATGTTTTTTGTACTGCCTACCGACAGGGTAATCAAATTAAGTTAAAGTCAGAAACTTTAGACTCACAAAATATCCTTTTATTTAACCACAGGAACAAAATACCAAACTCTGAAACTAGAACTATAACTTTTGGTAACCAAGATAATCATGATGGTGTAGAACTTGACTATGCCTCACCAGATGATGGTGTTACAGAAACATATTTTATACCCTCAGATAAATCATCGGTGAATCCTAAAAAAGTAGAAACAATTGGAACAAGAAATTTCAAACAGGCATACTTACATGCTTGGAGGATATGGAATAAAATACAATACCAAAATAAAACTATTGAGTTTGAAACAACACAGGAATCAGCTATCCTAGTTTTAAAAGATAGGGTTTTAGTCTCAGATAACACTAGACCAGATACCCAAGATGGGGAAGTTGTTTTGAAAGAAGGTTTATTATTAACATTAAGCCAAAACATTAATTTTGATGAACAAAGCACTTACACTATATTTTTACAGAACCCAGATGGGTCAATAGAAAGTGTACCTATTACTGAAACTGCCCAGAGGGATCAAGTAACACTGAACTTTGAACCAACTTTTGGGCTTTCATTAGATTTGGATAATTATGCAAGAACTACTTTCATAATTGTTAAAGACCAACCTAACTTATCAGAACAATTCATGATTGTTGAGAAGGATGCAAAGAGCCATTTTGATTACTCAATTTCTGCTATAAATTATAGTGACTTATACTACCAACAAGATATTTTAGAGTTATGGTTACCTTTTTCTGAAAATAGTTATGATGATAAATCAAGTAATAGTTATAGACCAAACCTATTTAGTATTGGGGCATTAGACGATGACCCAATACGAGGGCTGGTACATAATGGTACTGGGGGTAATTCTTATGCAACATTTAATGGGCTAGCTTCTTTAGACTCCTATACAAAAATGGCTTGGGTGAATAAAACCTCATTTTCTAATAATAGTCATATACTTTCTTCAAGAAGTGGTACATCTGAGATGTTTTTTATCAGTACACTTGGGAAATTGTCAGCTGGTCATAATAATTTCACATCTGTTGAGTCGGATATAGTAGACCTTGGGGTTTGGGTTCATTGTTGTGTCACATACTCTAGTAGTGATTTAACTATGTGTCTGTACGTTAATGGTAGTTTGGTTGATGTTGCTGATAATGTACCAAACCATAGCAATAGCTTGTTATCAGCATTTGGTTTCAATGGGTCTAATAGTTTCATTGGTAAATGTGATAATTTAAAACTATTCACATCTAAATTATCAGACAAACAGATAATAGAAATTTACCAAAATGATATTTTGTAGTATAATAAGATTAAATTTAATAAGTTAGTAATTTAAAATGCCGATTATTACAGAACAGGAATTAACAGAAGCTTCCCAAGATGCAAAATCTTTGGAAGATATGGTTAATGGTGCTGCAAATATAAATAGTACTGGTATTGTTACTACTAGGTCTGGGCAGCAGATAAAAACCTTAGCTAAAATAGAAGAAGAGATAAATGCTGAGGGCCAAGGTTGGTTAGACTTAACTGAACAATTTGCTACTGACTCTGAAAATAGTTCTGTGGCTGCTCAGAATAGTGCTAATGGTTCTGAGCAAAATGTGGCATATGCAGAAGAATGGGCAAACAACCCACAAAATACTTTCGTTAGTGCCAATGCTGGCGGAAATGGAACTTCTGATTATTCTGCGTTACATTATTCTGCTGAGTCAAAGAATTTTAGGGATGAGGCTCAAACCTATAGAACTATTGCAGCTCAATTAGCGGAGGATAGTGTTTTAGCATCCAAAGCACCAAATGAAGTTTACCCAACAACTTCTGCAGCTTTATCTAATGGGGTAAACAATATAGAAATAATTACTGGGGGTAATAGTGGAACTAATGGTGTTTACCCGTTAGGGATAACTGGAGGTGGAGGTATAAATGCTTCAGCAGTTTTTACTGTTGATAGTGGGCAACTGAGAAGTATAACCATTACCAATAGTGGTGAAGGGTATACTTCAATACCAACTCTTGATTTTTCAGCTGATACCACTCTAGCATCAATCGGGGTTGTTACCACAATAAGCCCAAATAGAGGTGTTGGTCAATATTTCACCACACCCGATTTAAATGGTGATAATTTTTTCAAACTTTATAAAGTTGAAGCTGGCCCAGTTGCAACACTTGTCACAGAGTCATTTATTAGAAATGACATGCCTATTGAGAGTGGGTATGTTGCTGCTTGGACAGATTCAGAAGGAAATGCTTCAATTGCTATTGATAACAGGGGTAAAGTGTGGTTAAATTTAAGTGATGAGATTGATATACAAGAGGTTAACCTAGACCAAACAATAATAGATAGGCTACTAGCAGGGTCAACAAGCCTAGAGTTAGATGAGCAAGGTGGTTTTGTTTATGCTATAACTGACCAAACAAACGCAATAGCTTTTGGTATAAAAATAGATGGTAGTTGTGTTTTCAAACCCTCAGAAGAAATACCAATAACACAATCTACTATAGATGCAGTAAATAATACAATTGACTCAAGTTCTAAATCTAGTTCATCAATAATTGTTCATTGTGGTGATAGTATGACACAAGGTGGCACAACTGGGTCAAATGGCATTAAATACCCAACGGTTGTTGGTAACAACCTTTCTCGTAGTATTGAAAATTTAGGATTAGGTGGTCAAAATTCAAAACAGATAATGTGTAGACAAGGTGCTATAAGTTTAAGGTTGGTATTGACAGGCAATAGCATACCAGCTACTGGGGGTGTTGCCGTCACTAATTACAATATTGATGTTTTATCATATAGTGGTACTTTTCATACTACTTTTACTGGGACTTTATCAGGAATACATGGTACTATCTCATCTGATTCTAATAATAATTGGACTTTCACAAGAACAACTGGTGGTTTAGTTACAAATTGCCCCCCTAGCAGTGTATTTATATTTGATAACGCAATAAATAATAGAAAAAACACGTTAGTTATGTGGGCTGGCAGAAATAACTATCTTGGTACAGAGGAAGTAAGAAATGAAGCAGTTAATGAAATTTATGCTGGTTGGGATTATTTAGCACCAACCGATAAAAGAATGCTAGTTTTATCTGTCACAAATGGATTAAACGAAGGTGCGGGGTCAGCTGCTTACACAAATATTACAGAATTTAATAAATTACTAGAATCAAAATTTGGTTACAGATATGTTGATGTCAGGGGTTATTTAATAGCTTATGGGCTTGATGAGGCAGGTATAACCCCAACAGCTCAAGATATTATAGATGTTGCAGCTGATACAGTACCTGAATCTTTAAGAGGAGATGGTATCCATTTAACTGGAGATGGGTTGACAATAGTTGGTAATCTAGTATCAAATGAATTAAAAACAAGAGGTTGGGAATAAAATGGGAACTCAAATAAAAGGCAATTACACTTTTACAGAATCAACAGGTATTTTAATAAAAGATGATGCAATATTACCGTTAACAGG